CATCAATGTAGCAAAGAATAAACTTACTGGTTGGCATGGAAAGATACCTGCCATGCTAGATGTTAAACGTGGTATATACAAACGATGAGGTTGGTATTAGACGTAGAGAATACGACAACAAAGCGTGACGATAAGTTACACATGGACCCATTCGAGGCTGACAACTATCTAGTACAGGTAGGTTACCTTGATGCTGACGATCCTGAAGCTACGCTCACTATTAAGACACTAGATCACAATGAATCAAAAGATGACACAGGCTTTCAACGATTAGACATACAGTGGACACTAGACAATACTAAGCTACTGATAATGCACAACGCACAGCATGACTTGATGTGGCTATGGGAGTGTGGTTTCAGATATGATGGTGACATCTATGACACGATGCTTGGTGAGTATATACTAGATCGTGGACAGCGGAGAGGTCTAAGCCTTGAGGCATGTGCAGAACGTAGGCAGTTAACATTTAAGAAGCAAGACACACTAAAGAAATACTTTAAAGAAGGAAAGAACACCAATGAAATACCTTATGAGGAGCTTTGTGATTATCTCAGGCATGACCTGCTTACTACTAGCGAGTTGTTCCACGCCCAACAGCGAGACTTTTTACTTCCCGAAGCATCTACCCTTAGTACAATCAAAAGAGTTACCTTCAACACCTGCAAAACCCTTACAGAAATCTATATGGCAGGATTCAAAGTCAATCTTCAAGAGTTGGAACGAGTAGCAAAGGAGTATGAGAGTGAGAAAGCTGAGATTGAAGCACGTCTGCAAAAGAAAGTCAGGGAACTTATGGGCGACACTCCGATTAACCTTCGGTCACCTGAACAGAAATCACAAGTCCTCTTCTCCCGTAGGGTACATGACAAAAAGGAATGGGCTGATCTGTTCGAGTTCACACAGACACAAGAAGAGTTTAAGGATGCCGTTGCAGCCAACTCGTCAGCTATCTACAGGACTACGGCATACACCTGCCCTAGTTGCGAAGGGCAAGGTAAAGTATACCGACTTAAGAAAGATGGAACAAAGTTTGCTAGACCTAATAAATGCAAAGATTGTGATGCAAAAGGATACAAACTAAAGAACACACAACAGGTAGCAGGGCTACGCTTTACTGCACCAAGCAAGAAGTGGGTCAGTGCTAATGGATTTAACACAGGGAAGGATGAGCTAGATGTACTATCTTCAACTGCTAAACAAAATAGAATGGACGAGGCTATCAGTTTCATTTCTGATCTTAAACGTCACAATGCTATCTCTTCTTATCTATCTTCTTTTGTCAACGGAATACGATCATACACTAAGGACAATGGATTCCTGCACGTTGGACTTACTCAGCACATTACAGCCACAGGACGTTTCAGTGGAAGAAATCCCAACATGCAGAACATGCCAAGGGGAGGTACATTCCCAGTAAAGAAAGTATTTGTATCAAGATTTGACAACGGATTAATTATGGAGGCAGACTTTGCACAACTCGAATTTAGGACAGCAGCGTTCCTGGCACAGGATGAAACAGCGATGCAAGAAATTGCAGATGGCTTCGATGTACATGCTTACACAGCAAAAGTTATTACTGATGCAGGGCAACCAACAACACGTCAAGCAGCTAAAGAACACACGTTTGCACCACTCTTTGGAGCAAGCGGTTACGGACGTACAAAAGCTGAGGCTACCTACTACACTCACTTCAACAACAAGTACAGAGGCATAGCTAACTGGCACAAGAACCTAGCTGAAGAAGCTTTAGAACACATGAAGATAACAAACATATCAGGTAGGCAGTATGCTTTCCCTGATGTGACAAGACGCCACAGTGGTCTACCAACGCACTTTACTATGATAAAGAACTACCCAGTGCAAGGCTTTGCTACTGGTGATGTAGTGCCAGTGGTACTGAATGAAATGCATGAACGTTTGCGACACATGAAGTCGTGTTTAGTTAATACTGTACACGATTCTATGGTGGTTGATGTCCATCCTGACGAGAAAGACTTAGTATTATCTATGGTGTGGACTATGAACCAAGACTTAAACAATATAATAGAGGAGACATATGGAATAAACATGAATGTGCCTATGCTTTTAGAAGCAAAAATAGGAAAGAATTGGCTTGACACAGTTGATATTTAGTGTATAACTAAGACTTCTTTGACTCTATAAAAAGGATATAGAATGAGTAATGAATTAGCAATAGCAACAGAGCGTGGTCAGTCGATGGCTGAACTAATGGGTGTATCATCTGCACCTGTACAAGAGAACACACCATCAATCTCACGCTTGGGTATGCTTCACCAACCTATCATGGGTGAGGTAGAACTAAACGGTAAGATGATCAAGACAGAGGTAGTACCTGTAGGTGCATTCACCCTCAAGACAGGGGATGATATAGTCTACAGTAATGGTGTAACAGTTCGTGTCTTTGCCCAACGCAATCAGTGGCAACGATGGAACAGTGATACTGAAGAAATGGAAAAGTCTGTGATGTCCAACACACTTAACGGTGACTTGAAGGACAGCATTGGTGGATTCAACTTAGGTAGACCATCAGGTTATATCGAAGACTTCAACTCCCTACCTGATGCAACCAAGCAACTGATGCGATCAGTCAAACGTGTCGTGGTGTACTACGGTACAGTTTCATTGGACAGCCCTATGAATGAAAAGGGTGAGCCAGTAGAAGCTGCAGCAAGTATGCCATTTGTCATGGATGTAAAGAACCGTGACAGCTTGAAGAGTATCAATGGTGTGATGAGTAACTTTAAGAAGAAGAACATGTTACCCATCATGTCTACCATTAAGCTAGAAGGTGTGGAAGATAGCATACCTACTGGTGCTAAGTTTGGTAAGATACAAGCAAGCACAGGTGATAGTGTTGAACTTGGTAGTGATGATAACGACACTCTCAAGGACTTCCTAGAACTTATTGAGTACAGCAACGGTAAGATACTAGACTTACACCACGAACGTGTTAAAGGTAATGATGCCGAAGATGCAGAACTTGTTGGTCAGATTATCAACAATGATTTTGTAGAGGTGGCTGAGTAATGAATCACCCTGCTGAACTACAGGTCTTTAGCTATTTGCAAAAGGCTATGAAGGGTGAAGCTACTATGACAGAGGAGGTAGCCGCACAGGTTGCCTCCGATGTTAAGGCTGCTATGAACAAGCAGTTTAATTCACCACCACGTGATGTGTTCAGACTACGTATGTCTAACATAGGCAGACCTAAGTGCCAGTTGTGGTTTGAGAAGAATGACCCTGAAGATAAGTTACCTTTGCCTCCACACTTCCTGATGAACATGATACTAGGTGATCTAGTAGAGGCTGTGTTCAAAGGACTACTACGTGCAGCAGGTGCTGAGTTTAAAGACAATGATAATGTTACACTCACACTGCCTGATGGACAGGAGATTAAGGGTGAGTACGACATGGAAATGGATGGCAAGATAGATGATGTAAAATCTGCATCACCTTGGTCATACAAGAATAAGTTCCAAGACTTTGAGACTCTACAGAAGGGTGATGGCTTCGGTTACATACCACAATTAGTTGGATACTCTAAGGCCGCAGGAAAAGAAGTAGGCGGTTGGTGGGTGGTCAACAAAGGCAATGGTGAGTTTAAGTATGTCAGTGCTTCGGAGGTTGACTCTGATAAGGTAATAGAGGACATCCAGGAAACGGTAAATTATATAGAGAAAGATGAGCCGTTTGAAAGATGCTTTGATGCTGTGCCTGAGACATACTACAAGAAACAATCAGGTAACCTTGTACTAAACTCAGCATGTAGGTTCTGTAACTTTAAACATAAATGTTGGGATACTTTAAAGACACTACCCTCAAGAGTTTCTAAATCAACTAACCCACCTGAAGTGGATTACATATTTATAGGAGATACTAATGGCTAAACTTACTATTGACGAAAAAGACTACTACACAGAAGACTTCAACGAAGAACAAAACAAAATCTATATGGAAGTTTCATATACAAAAGAGCAAGCAGATCGTTACAGATATTTAACATCTATCCTAGATGCACGTATCAATATGCTAGCAAGTATGATTGTCTCTGCTGCAGACTCTGAAGAAGAAGAAGTCAGTGACGCAGAGGAGGCATAACAAAAGGCTATACCGTAGTGGCCTCGAACTAGAGGCTGCTACATTTCTTAAGACTAGACAGAAGACGGTAGAGTATGAGAAGATAAAGATAGAGTGGGAAGACTTACGCTATCGTACATACACTCCAGACTTTGAGCTAGACAACGGCATCATAATAGAAACTAAAGGAATATTTAGTGCAGCAGATAGACGCAAACATATTGAGATACAGAGTCAGCATCCAAAGCTAGACATCAGGTTTGTATTCAGCAACGCTAAACAAAGATTATACAAAGGAGCTAAGTCTAGGTACTGTGATTGGTGTGAACAAAAGAACTTCAAGTGGGCGCATCGTGTGATACCTGAAGGTTGGTTACTAGAAAAAGGCAAGCGCATGAAAGAGCAGCGTGTCATAGTTAAAAGGAGATACTAATGGGTCACGAAATAGAAGACGGTGAAGTTGCTATTATAATAAAGCCTGAAGTAGATGAAGAAGGTGAATGGAATGGTTCTCTAAAAACAGGACTAATATTTGGAGAGAGTCAGCATCCCATAGCTATGAGAGCAGCAATGGATCTTGCCCTAACTATGGCAGCAAGTACTAATGTAATAGAAGATTACCCTGAATTATTTGATTACTTTGAAGATGCTAGAGTAGAGTTAGTAAGGGAAATGTTTCCTAAAGCGTATGCTGAATCACAGCTTGACCTAGAAGAAGATATGGACTATACCACAGAAGGTAACGTAATTAAATTAACTAAGTGGACAAAGACGTTAGGTGAAGCATGACAGAAGAAGAGTTTGAAATAGAATTTGATGTAGAAGATATGTTTAAGGACTTTGATGATGAAGTAGACTTGGTAAACAATCCACCACACTATAATGTAGGTGGTATAGAATGCATAGATGCTATACTTTCTGCAACTAACCACAACAAAGAAGGATACCTACAGGGTAATATACTGAAGTACGTATGGAGGTATGACTACAAGGGTGGCCTAGAAGATTTAAAGAAAGCACAATGGTATCTAAACAAACTCATAGAGGTATATAAAGAGAAGCACAAATGATACGCAAGTTTAGTGTGACATATATGATGGAGGTTGATGAAGATAATAACTTCCTATCGGCCCACGAAGAAGGACATGTAGAAGATGTACATGATTTAATAAATAATATTATGCATGACATAGATGATATTAAAATACACAATCTAATGGTTAAGGAGAGACAATGATTACACAGGAAGACATAGACCATTTTGCAGATATGCAATCACCTATCATAGACATGGGCTACTACCAAAAGGAAGCAGTAAAGACTGCTATCTATACTGACCCTATCATCTACCCTGCGTTGGGCTTGGGTAATGAAGCAGGTGAAGTACAAGGTAAGATTAAGAAGATGTTGCGTGATGGTACGTTCAACAAGGAAGACATAGCAGCAGAGATAGGTGATGTGCTGTGGTATATTGCTGCACTGTGCCGTGACCTAGAGATAGACATGGCAGACGTAGCGTTGAATAACTTAGCTAAGTTAAAGAGTAGACAAGAAAGAGGAAAGATAAAGGGAAGTGGGGATAACAGATGAGTAACTTATTACCAACAGACTATCAGAGTTTTATACACCAGTCACGCTATGCAAAGTATGTAGATGGCAAAGGCCGTGAGTCATGGGCTGAAACAGTAGGACGCTACATGGATAATGTAGTACGTCCAAAGCTAGGCAATGATTCGTGGAGCAATGAGATAGAGCAAGCTATACTTAGCTTAGATGTAATGCCAAGCATGAGAGCCATGATGACTAGTGGTGCTGCGTTGGACAGAGATAACACAGCAGGGTACAACTGTAGCTACCTACCTGTCGATGATCCTAAGTCATTCGATGAAGCAATGTTTATACTGTTGTGTGGTACAGGCGTAGGCTTCAGCGTGGAGCGTCAGTTTGTGCAGCAGCTACCAGAGATACCTGAACTGTTTGACAGTGAGACTACCATTGTAGTTAAGGATAGCAAAGAAGGTTGGGCTAAGTCGTTCAGACAACTACTAGCCTTACTATGGGCAGGTGAAATACCTAAGTGGGATGTCACACGTGTACGCCCTGCAGGTGCTAGGCTCAAAACGTTTGGTGGTAGAGCCAGTGGTCCTGGACCTCTTGTCGAGTTGTTTAACTTCTCAGTCAACACTTTTAAGAATGCACAAGGACGTAAGCTAACTAGCATGGAATGCCATGACCTGATGTGTTTCATTGGTCAAATAGTTGTGGTGGGAGGCGTCAGACGTAGTGCTATGATCTCCCTGTCTAACCTTAGTGATGATCGTATGCGTCATGCTAAGTCAGGACAGTGGTGGGAGACAGCACCACACAGAGCATTGGCTAACAACTCTGTTTCCTATACAGAAAGACCTGACATAGAAACATTCATGCGTGAGTGGACTGCGTTGGTAGAAAGTAAATCAGGTGAGAGAGGTATCTTTAATCGTGAAGCATCTAAAGCACAAGCTGCGAAGTATGGTAGGCGTGATCCTGACTGGCAGTTCGGAACTAATCCTTGCAGTGAAATCATACTTAGACCCTACCAGTTTTGTAATCTTACGGAGGTTGTTGTTCGTGCCACTGATTCGGTTAAAGACTTGGAGCGTAAAGTCAAACTCGCCACAATACTTGGGACAATCCAAAGCTCGTACACAAAGTTTCCTTACTTGCGTAAAGTGTGGCAACGTAATACAGAAGAAGAGAGATTGCTTGGTGTGTCACTAACAGGTATCATGGACAACCCATTGATGACCTCAGTTAACGCTAAACTTGCAGGAGTACTAGATGAACTACGAAATGTCGCAGTGGCTACTAATCTTGAATACGCTGACTTGCTTGGTATACCTCAGTCTGCTGCTATTACCTGCGTCAAACCTTCGGGTACTGTCTCGCAGTTGGTGGACAGTGCCAGTGGTATACATGCTCGTCATTCTCCATATTACATCCGTACTGTACGAGGTGATAATAAAGATCCCCTTACACAGTTTATGATTGACAATGGTGTACCTAATGAGCCATGTGTATTCAAGGGTGACACTACAACTGTGTTCAGCTTTCCTGTACAATCACCAGACAATGCTATAACACGAAACGATATGACTGCTATTGAACAGCTAGAGACTTGGATCATGTACCAACGCTATTGGTGTGAGCATAAGCCCTCAGTTACAATATCAGTAAGGGATGATGAATGGCTTGATGTGGGAGCCTTTGTCTACAGACACTTTGATGAAATGTCAGGTGTGTCATTTTTACCACACTCAGACCATACCTATCAGCAAGCACCTTATCAAGATTGTGGTAAGCATGACTATGAATATTTATTATCATGTATGCCAGAAAAGATTGACTGGAGTAAACTTTCAGAGTATGAACAAGAAGATAACACTAAGTCCAGTCAAACTTTTGCTTGCTCTGGGGACGTGTGTGAAGTAGTCGATATAACATAGGAGTTAAATATGGACGTAATAGTAACAGCAGTAATAGTTTTCTTTGGTACATTTAGTATAGCAGAAAAGTATCTTGAGCCTTGGCTTGAGGATAAAGTAGAACAGTATTACGAAGCAAAGGAATAACATATGGCTTGGGTTTTAGTAGCACTCTTTATATTCAATGAGGAGCCAATGATTATGTCCGACAACATATTATACGAAAGTAGAGAGAAGTGCAATGAAGCTGCAACTGAACGCAGTGATTATCTAGAGGCTACTAGACCTAAATCTATGTGGGAAGCAGACTACTGGGTATGGTGTACACAAATACCACAGGAGGTATAGTATGGATTGTTGTATAAAATGTGATGTAGAACTAGAAGTAGGAGTTAACTGGCACGAAAGTAATAAAAAATGGAAATGCCGTTACTGCATACCTTGTAAAAATGAATGGGGAAAAACTCACCAGAATAGAAACAAAAATAGGATGTGGGTTAATGGTCACCATATATCAACTAAACACCCCTTACATAAGCCTGGCAGATACAAAACTTTTAGTGATGCAGCCTTTGATGGTACATATAAGTTAGACTCTATTAAAGAAGGGTACGTGTATGCCATAACTAATCCTGCTTGGCCTGGGTGGGTCAAGATAGGCATGGCTATAGATGCTGATGATAGGTGTAATGGCTATCAGACTAGCAGTCCCTTCAGAGATTACTCAATAGAGCATGTGGTTGCGTCAAACAACAGACGTGTATCAGAAGCACACGCACATAAAGCAGCAGCTAATATAGCTGTAGAACAGAGAGGTGAATGGTTTAAGATAAGTATAGAACAGGCTAAAAATATACTAAATAATATAACAGTAGACTTAGAGAAAACAGGTTAATGAACTTAGAACGTGAGGCAAAAGAATACATGGAGGCTAAACGTAAAGGAAAGATAATATGTCCTAAGTGTGACACTGAAATGATACAAGGTGGTGACCACGATGGAGAGGATGATTTCATAGTTAGCAACTTTAGTTGCAATACTTGTGATACATTCTTATTGTTATACTGGAAATGAAAAGGGCCGCTAAATGCGGCCCCTTCT